GGGGCACCGTGTTAGGCGGACTCCTCTTGCGAGGGTGCACCTTGAGCTCCGGATCCGTGGACAGCGTGGTTTCCGTGAGCTCGATTGATCTCTTGGCTGAGGTCTTGACTTGGGGCTCTACCGTAAAGGAGAGGTCGTCCAAGTCGGCCAACGAGACCATCGGTGGTCCTATCTGGAGAGCAGCGAGGTCCTCTTCGATCTGGGAAAGATCGTACCTGCTAGATAGGTCGGCCTGACGAAGGAATGTCAGGAAATTGACCGAGTGCTTGTACAGGATTGCGTCCACCGTGACGTGTTCCTGGGGTGAGTTCTTGTTGACTCGAAGCAGGGAGCTCATAATCGATGCTCCATGCAGCACCATGGGGTTAACCCAGCTCTAGTTCTTGGTGTACCAAGATGCTAGGCGGTTAATGTAATCTGTCAGCGACGTTGGAGGTGGAAAGCTGGCTTTGGGATCCACATGCATTGGCAGTCGCCTGCGAGCCTGAGTAGAGAACATTCTACTCTTTCGGCCTGCGTTAAGTTTCTCTTCGTGCTAGCTACTAGTTGCCACAGATTATGAGAAGGCATCGTTCAATATCGGCATGAAGGCGAAGTTGGACTGGACGGAGAAGTCCAGGGAGTACTGGGATAGCGCGCCAGTGGTGGTGTTCTAGAAGCAAGCCTCTAGAATCGCGAAATGGACTATCTCGCCAGCGAAGTTCTCGTCGTAGGATGACTCGAAGTTTGCTCCTGCTACCTTGTTAAAACCTGCTCCGGCATCGTTGTTGCAGATGGAGGCTTTAAGAGTGAAGGAAGTTGACTTAGATATAGGGATAGTCTAAGTAACGTTCCTAAGAAGGTCTTGGATGGTGAACGCTGTTCCTGTACCCAGGTTCACGAGTGAAGCCATAGTGAAGTGGCCGATCCTAATGGTGCCTGCCCTGTTAGCTGCGGGTGCCATTAGGTTGAAGCGGATCTGGGAAGCCCAGATGAATGCAGACTATGCGATGGTCTGGCCTTATGAACCGTACATGGACGTCATCGATAGGGTCTGTGTGCTATCGGTGAAGCATTTTGAGCCGACAAAGCCCAAGGTAGGTCCGGATGCTCCAATTATGGTTAGTCCACCTAGCTTAGAGGTTGTAGGAATGTTACCTGCGCCGCCGGGACCGTACATGATGGACACCTATGGACAGTACAGGACTACGGCATAAGCGTCGGTACCAAGCGCGTTGACGCTGGCAGTAGGCACGTTGAGTGCAGAGATGACTGACCCTGCCATGTGGACTGCTCCGGTGGCCAAGGTCGATATGTTGCCGCCCATCACGTATGGAGCTTCGGGGAATTACCCTGGCGCGTGCTTGGCTGCGTTCATGGCGTCGAGGGCGTTCATTGTCTCCCGGCGGGTGTGAGACTCTGGCTCTGGAGAGATCATGTTATGCACTGTCATGGCGGGGTTCTAGACTCTTGGGGGGCGGTTCTTCCGGGGTTTGTGGGCGGTAAGAGGCTTAGCGGTCTACTAAGCTGGGGGGCCCATGGCTCCTCTGCGCCTGTTGCGGGGTTGTGACTATTTGTCTTGCATGATGACGTAAATTGTTCTAAATATAGTCATGCCCGCGCCCACCCCGCACTAGGTAATAGCCTTAAGAGGCAAACAAGGCGTCCAAGAAGGAGATGTTGAGCCGCCAGTTAACCTAATTTTCGGCCTTGTAGCCAGTGGGGGATGGAGGGTAAGTTTTGTGCCAATAGCTCTAGGCCAAAGCACGCTCTTCCTCGGTGAAGACGTGACCAGCCAATTGAACATCCATGATAAGCTCAATTAGGTGACTGGCTTCTTCACTACGAACTCCGTACGCTATGGCTAGACGATGCAGGATCGGGTTCGTCAATATTTGCTGATTGCCCTTGTGGTAGTATTACTTGGTAGTGAACAACTTATTAAAGTCTCTAGTAAGTACCATGCCTTCTGCGGTCGCGAAAGCCCACTTCGAGCAAAAATCGAAAGTGTGGAGAGGTCCGGCGGTGCAGTCCTTAACCACCTGACCCAGGGGACTCGGTTGGTCCGGAGTGCGGCTGGTGGAAGCAAGAACTGCATCACGAATGTTGGCCGCATGTTCTTGTGAGTCCGTCAGGTAGACGACGTCATCTCCAGCGGCTAACACATAGTAGGGGATGGTCATGCCAGTCAGGTAGAAGTGTGCGTAAGCTAGCGACCTAAGAGTGTTAGTCAACGTGGTGTACGGGTCCCCTGAAGCCATGGTGCCTGAGATCAGCATATGAGCGACAGACTGGGCTTTTAGGGGCAGGTGCCTGGTGAGAGCCAGGGCCTGACTGGATAGGGGTGGCTAGTCACCATGCGGGTAAGGTATGAACACGTCGTAGTCATAGTTACAACTAGCACTGGTAAACCTGTCAGCAGCCTCCCTGGGAGTCAGCCCCCTAACCGCATTCTCTGGGTGAGAGAAGATAGAGAGGATTCTAGCCTGAATATCAGGGTGCTCGAAGAATTACGAGTCCACAGCTCGCCTGAGTTGGTGGTACTAAGTCGAATCAAAAGCAGATCCGTCCAGAG